ACAAAATCTTCTACTAAGCAAGGAACGGTTTTAACGGAGCCATCAAACATAAAGAAGCCGCCTGTAGCACCCATCCAAAAGACTACTCCATTGGCATATACAATAGAGTGCTGACCAATCGCTCCACAATCTGATCCTACTTGCCTTATACTAAAAGTAAAAGGTGGTCCTACATATTGCATAATGTATGCTGCTGTATCGGTTAAAATTAAAATATAGTCTTTACCCTGCACCGCTCCTACAATTTTGTTGCCTTGATCCAGATACATTGTTCCAGCCGTATTAGTAGAAGTAGGAACATAATCTGTTTCATCTTCTTGATCCGAAAAACGAAGATACATTCTATCCTGAGTTTGAGCGCTTCCAATAGTTGTTTCAGTACCTAATTGAATCAAATGTCTATCTCTATCAGATACAATAGACATTACAGATTTAGTAGGGTTCCCTGAAGCAATAACTGCTCGTCTGGTTAAAGGACTAGCAAGACTCGGATCCCAAATAAAAGTTTTACCATTATGAATGGTAGCAATTAATTTTTCTCCAAAATTATCTAGAGACCAAGAGCCTGGATCCAGAATAATTTCCGAAGAGGTTCTGGGCGTACCCCAGGTAGATGCGCCGTAAGTTGATGTGCCCCATCCATATTGAAAAGTTTGATTAATGGGACCAATGACTTCATAAGGTTCAACATCTGTGCCATTTCCAGCGGAAGCTCCGCCACCTGTCTCGGTGGATGTCATTACTACATTAAAACTATTGGCGCTTGCTGCTTGGATTTCAAAAGTATCAGTTGTAAATTCGGCAGTCGTAAAACTACAGCCTGCCGGGATAGTAACATTATCAAATATTAGTAAAGCTCCTTCTTCTAATCCGTGTGAAGTTTTACCAATAGTTACGGTGCTTGATCCTGTAGTTGAAGTTATTGTGCATGTAGCTACAGTAGAAGCTAATGGAGTCACATCATAAAAGGCATCTCCTGAATAGACAGCAAGCATCTTATTAGTTCCGATAGCTGCATATTTGGTAGCATCTACAGCTGTCCAGGTGGTTAGTGCTCGGCCAGCTCCTACTAAAGTATTACTGGTTTTTTGATTCCAACCCCCTATTTTTTCAGGAGATCCATAACGAAAACGTACGTTATCCCCATCAACCCACTCTCCTTCTGCTTGTGAAGCAGTGGCTTGTTTATTGAATCCTGGCTTTAGTGCTACTTTTTGTAATGACATAATGATTAAAGTATATCATAGCATTTTACACTATTACTGGTAGTGAGTGAAGATGGACGGGTCAACTTGTGTCGGGATCAAAGTTATAGGCAAAAACAATTCTTTTTTTAGAACCCCGTTTAGCAACAACCCTGTGTTCAACATAACTACGCCATACCAAGAGCGTTCCGGATAGAGGAGGAAAAGAGCAAGCCTTAAATGTATAAGAATTATAAATATCAGCATCCATGGACGTATGAGGCTGAGTACCTAGAGGATTCTTCATATCATTATGCATAGGGCTTCTAAAGACGAGCGGGGAGTCTTCTTGATACCCCTCTAGAAAAAAGACAGTTGAAATAGTATACCCCAGATGCGTATGAAATTCTTGAGAGACTCCTACTCCGTAGTTCCATATCCAAGATTCCTTGGGCTCATATTTAAAAACAAAGCGATGTTTCTCACTAAAGGTATTAACTTCTTGAGTGATCCAGTCGGTTAGTTTCTTAAATTGTGGCTTGCGATGAATAGGAACATTAATGAATCCATATCCGTCTACTGGGTAATTTTCTATAATTTTTTTATAGGGTGACTGAATCTCATTAATAAAAGGACAGCGAGATATCCCAATAACGGTTGGAAACCAGGTTTGAAATTTCAAGTTAATGGATGTCCATACTTCAATGGACTCGCTGAGTCTGGATCAAAAGTTATTTTAATATTACCTGAAATAGATACCCTCTCTCCTTTACTTTGAAAAGTATTAACACTATGGTGTAAAGACGCTGGAAAAATAAAAAAGTCTCCTATGTGTGGCATAAATGAGTGTTGATTGAGATTATATTTTTCAATTCCTAAAGTATACATAAAATTAACTGAGCCTGGTCTTACATTTCCGACAGTATTTTTAACTTCCTGTTCTAAGTCTTTTGGAATTTCTGTATAAATTACAAACGATAAGTCGTCATCATGTGTATGATATGGATTGGATTCAAATTTAGTCATATAATTAACCCATGAACCTAGTAATTCTATTTTATTTCCTATAGGTTTAAGTGCATAACTTGAATAAGCTTCTAAATAACTTTTTACATAAGGATATATTATTGGAAAAACTTTTTTAGCATCTACTACATATTCATTTCGTATTAAACCGGCTAAATTCTGCCTGTAATCTTTTGATTTTTTGTTGCACAATTTTTTTATTTTTTCTAACTCTTCTGGTTCAAGAGAAGTTTTATAGAGAAAAGGACCCCAATGAGAATAATGATATTTTATTGTTTTAGTCATGATATAGGGTTTTTAATTTTTTGGTAGTACTATATTCCACTCTAAATTATTAATCAACTCATGTAAAACTACAACATTTGGAGTGGATGTATTTAAATGGTAAAAGGGTGGTCTAATAGTATTATTTTTCATATAGTAAAGAAACTCTCGTGTATCTATTAATATCCATTTGTTTTCATCTTCAAATAATATTTTATTTGATTTAGCTTTAGAATTTATATGTTTTCTTTTGTGATAATTTATATCAAATTTTAAATTTTCATTTAACCTATCGGACAAAATTCCAGAAACATGCCACAATTCTTTTTTAATTTGTTTCTCAGTTGCCCAAGTTATATTTTGTAAACATTGTTTTACGAAAGGGTGATCCATCCTATCTAAAATTAAAAGAAAAAGATATTCTTTCTTCGTTTGAAAGATTTGGCCTAACTGAGTGTTCTAACCAAGATGGAAAAAGGTACAATTCATTTTCTTCTACAGGAAAATACCATTTTGAGGAATTATAATTATTATATTGTTTTAAAATATCATCATTTATAAAACATTGACTTTGTGAAGAGTTATGAAAATCTAAACCTCCGCAGTTGTTTGGAGTTTTAATATAAAAAATCCCAGATATAATAGAAAAAGGATGGTTATGAATAGTGTTAAAATCTTTATGGTTATTAATATTTAACCAAATATCAATTAAATTAATATCCTTATATATATTTAAAGTTTCTTTTGAAAATAAATTAACGTTTATAGAAATTTCTTTTATTAAATTTTTAATAAACACATTATTTTTATCTAAATTTCCACTTTGATATCCTCCTACATTAGACATAACTCTTCCCTTTTGTTCTTTTACTTTATTTGAAAATTTAATTAGTTTATTTAAATCGTGGTTTAATTTTTTTTTAAAAACAGCAGTTTTGAAAATTTCAATAGTATTCATAGTTTTAAATAAATTTAGGACCCCTCATAAAAATAGCTAAACTTTTCCTTTCTCCTTTTGTTATAGGGGTAACTCTATGGTAGATATAAGAGGGAAGCATTACAACAGACCCTGGATCATTCAATTCTTTTATCTCGAGAACACCATGTGAGTAATGTTCAAGATTTCCACCTTCATATTTTTTAGTGGATAAATTTATTAATACAGTAAATTTTGTATCTGTAGTACTTGACTCAGGTTCATAATCTTTATGCCAATCATATTTATTACCCTTTGAATAGGTATTATAATTTATAAAATCAGAATCTAATACAGGCCAAAGATTAAAACCATACTGATCTCTATTTGTTGCAAAACATTTTGTAACAACATCATTTAATAAATGTTTTACTTTATGCCAACCTATTACTTTTACCTTATTTAAAAATTTTAAATTTTTATCATACGATTTTGCGCTTTCATAGTCATAAAAATTATTATCAATAAACTCACCTATCTCTTTAATTTTATCTTTGTCGAAAAGTTTAGACCAATACCAGTAAGTATCTTTCATAATTAAAAATAGTTAAAGTTAATATTTAGCCTACATGGTTCATCTGTACAATTTGTGCTTCTATGTTTTGTACTTGGATCAAATAAAAGCATTCTATTTTCAATAGAAGGTATAAACTTTTCTCCTAGCAGAGTTCCACCATTACATGTATTTATAGACAAAAGAGCTCCTTTATGTTTAAAGTCTACGTCTACATGTTCTCCGTATTTTATTAATTTGTCAGTCCTTGGAAAACAATTAGCTTTAACTCTATATAATGCACGCACATTTAATTTATTGTATACAATTTGTAGTGCATCAAAAAACTCACTTCTAGGCATATGATCTTTATAAATATTATGGTTAAAGTAAAAATTTTTATTATCCTCCTCATTAGCAACAAATCCATTAAAATAATATGCAAAACTATTGCTTAACATAGTATCTTGAATTTTTTTAAATTCTTCTTTTGGTAAAAAATTATCTATAATTTTCATATTTTAATCTACATTAAATTTAACATTTCCCGATATTGATATTCTATATTCATCACTTTCATAAAAAGGATAAACACAATGAGTCAATTGTGAGGGGAATAGCAATATAACACCTTCATCTTTTTTTGTTATGTTCATTGAATGATGTTGGGGTTGTCCGCAT